AGCCAACGTACATGGCTCGATGCTCGTCATCAGGATACTTACTGTCCACACATGCCTTGGTCGAACCCAAGAACACCGCACAGTTGTCATCCTCCCCTCCCTTCATTCCGTGGAATGTAGAAAGTTTAATCCGTGGATCTCCTGTTATATCTTCCCCACGTCTTTCCAATGCTTGGATGTATCGTTTCTCGCTGTCCCCGAACCTTGCCACATCCAAAGCATCACGATCAATAGCTGCTGTCATGCCAAAGTCCTTGACAAGCCTATCGTAGGTCAGGAAACCTTCCGGGTCTGCTGCATCAAGCAGCCCTGCGGACCCACGCTTTACGACGGCCTTATCTCCTTGTTTCGGAACAAACTCATACAAGGATCTGATCGAAGGTAGCTCAACACCTTCCCCGGCCTGTAGTCGTCTCCATATCTGCGCTGCTTCTGCTGCTTTTTGATTCACGCTGCTCTTGCCCTTTACCGCAAACAAATGTCCCTCGAGCCATAGCTGCGATGCCCACTCTCGAACAAACGAATTGGTTCGAGCCATCAGGGTCCACGATCCTTGGCTTAGATCGAGATCGTATGGATTTAGTGCCCAGTCAATCCGTCCCTCGTTATCTGTTGGGTTGAAAATCTTTTCTCTTCGCGTCGATATACGCTTCACAACTTTCTGTGACAGATCGTGAACCACCCTTGGCATGCGATAGCTTTGTGTAAGAACCCTGAAGTTATCTGATGCTCCCAGGAATCTTTTAACATCTACCCCTGTCCATCTGTGGATTGCCTGATCGTCATCCCCGGCAATCAATACACGCTTGGCATTCCTAGCAATCTCGAACACCATCTCCCATTGCAACGGTGTTAAATCCTGTGCCTCGTCAACAATAAACAGATCGAGGTGAGGCGGTTCTCCTATCTGTACATACTTTTCTATTAGATCTGCGAAATCAAATTTATTGGTGGCTGACTTATATGCCTGTAGCTCTGCCTCTACCTTCCGTAGTTGAAAGAAATGCAGAGAGTGGTTGGCTACTTCATTGAACTCTTTCTCGATACTAATCATGCGATATCGAGCTCTGTTCTCCATCTGTAGATACACGTCTCCACTGTCCAAGGCTGTGGGTATCAACATACCATCGTCTGGGCTCACGGCACTCGCACCTCGAAACTTCAGGCCGAGCTCTCGAGATAATACGTCCCAATCCTCCGGGCCTAGCATATCTCCAGTGCCTAATCCAAGTCCATTGAAGGCCCAAGAGTGCAGCGTCCTGAACCATGGCAGATCTTTTCGATCTACATTGAACTTAATACAGGCTCGAGACACGGCTTCTTGAATAGCTTTCCGTGTAAACGAAACATAACCAATACGGTCAGGCGGTGTGCCGAGGCGCATAGCTTCCTCGATCTCCTCCATCAACGTGTAGGTTTTTCCGCAGCCCGGGGGACCAAAGATAATTTCAGCGTTGGGTATCATTCCTGTACCCCTCGAGGTCTGCTGTCTAACCAGTCAATAACCTCGTCTTCTTTCCAACGGCTTGCGCTGCGCTTGCCGTCATCCTGTCCAAGAACGACAGGCTCGGGAAACTCTCCCTCGTGTACCCATTTATAAATGGTTGATCTCGAGACGTTCAGCCACTCTGAAACCTCTCCGACCTTTAAGAGCTTAGAACGGGACTTCATACTTATCCTCCTTTACGTCAATCTCTATGTCAGCGTCATCAAATGCAGGAACCCACCACACACGAATCGACGTATGCTTACCGTCCTCGCGTTTGATATTCCGTGTGCCATGGCACTCCTCGTTATGATTCATTTGTTTAAGTTGATCCTGAACCTGTGCCCTCGTGTATTGTGTAAAGCTTCGGTTCTTCAGATATTCCATGAGAGCCTCGATACGGAACTTAGTCAGCCCCTTCTCGGTCCATGGTTTTCCAAGCTCCATCTCCTCTGGAGACATAGCTCGAATACGGCTTGTACAAAAATTTCTCAGGTGCTCACGGAACTGACCAGAGTATGTAAGTTCCTCCGAGACCGGGATTTTTGTAGCTGTCTGCATCATTCCGTTGATTGTTTTCTGCCATACCGATGGCTTCGGTACTGGTGGCATTGTGTCTAGCTGCTCCATACACGCACGTTGAAACAGCGTTGGATGTTGTAGTTGATCTGTTGATAGGACCAACCGACCACCATCGACGGTCATAAAATATAATCGAGGCTCCGACTGCATGATAGTAAGTCCATCTATTTTGGCTGCATCAGGAGCGTCCTCTCCTATGCCATACTTTCTGGTACGACAGATGTCTTTGTTGCAGTGGTCCTTCCGTGGACACACATCACACTGGTAGAAATATTCTTTGCGCTCCAGAGATTTCTGTAGCTGCATAACCTCCGAGGCCGGGAGGGGTGGCTCACATAAGATACGATTGTATTCTTCGTGGTGAGACTTCCAATCGTCTGACCACTTCATCCGACAGTATACGCCCACCGCAAACATAAAAATGTTTCTGTTTTCTGTGACCTTGCCCAAGCTCGAGATCAACTCCAAGCAATACGCCCCATCACTGAAGTGTATGCGCTCTCCACCGAAGTTCATCTCTGTCAACTCGGACATCGATACTCTGGTTTTCTCTGCTGCTTTTAAAAACTGATCCAATGTCATTGCTTCACACTTCGTATTGAAACAATACCGCATGGTTTCTTCTGCATTGTAATACGGTAGGTTGATAAAGTTTCCTAGATCTCCCCGGTCCTCGATAATCGTATCCTGTTTTGGAAACACCTCACAACCAGAGTGCCCTATGGCTGACGCCATCTCGGACAATAACTCACGGACCAGTGCCGCAGGTTCCCAGTGTTTCAAGAATAAAAATAAATGTGCACCGCCCGACTTCGATCTGCAATGGAGAAGGGGCAGCTTTAAATCCTGTATCTTTTTGTTCAGCGTCTTGTGATCGAGATCATAGATGTCGATATCCAAAGCACCAAACTTACACACATCACCAGAACGGATCGGTATCGAACCAATCCCTTGTTCGCCATCGATGTGGCCCTGTAGTTTTTCTGCTGTCAACGTTTCTCGAATCACGAAACTTTTGGCATCTGCCTTGCCGTTTCTACCAATGCGCCCCACGTTCGTGGCACCGTGGCCTTTCTGTGATCCTTCGAAGACCGCCAACAATTGTTCTGCTGCTGACATAGGTTACTCCTGTTGTGAAGGGTGGGGGGTGGTGTCGGACGCGGTCTAGACTCGGCCTTCAACCTTCACCCCCCAAAGCTGCTTAGAACGGTATTGAATCGTCCTCTTTCCGAGACTCTGAGGGAGTCTCTTCAGGAGCAGCTTTAACCTCACCCGCAGCCACGCTCTCACGGAACGCTTTGGCTTCGAGCAGCAGATCACGGTTCTTAACCAAATCTACTTTTTCAATTTGGTAGTTGGCCCATGAACCTTGATCATTGCTTTCCTCGGTTGTGGTCAACTTCCACATGGTTGCGTACACAGGCGGAGTAATCATCTGCCCGGTCTTCGGGTGTTTGATCTTCTGCATAGCGATTTGTGTCTTCCAACGACGGCTAACTTTTAGCTGTGTTGATTTCATGTCAACGACGACAGGCTGAAACGTACCGTCCTCGTCAACAACTAGACTGTAATGCTGATCCGACTTCACCAGTTCGTTACCGTTTGGTAAGATCTCCTTCGCGCCTTGGCGCTCAGTCTTTTGGAGAATAGGATCGTTAGCAGCAATCTCCCCATGGAAACCACCGCCCTGATCGCGAGGTGTAAACTCCAGATACTTAGTAGTCTGGTAACACGGAATCAACGTCACGCCATCTTCACCATCCCAGTACTGATTAGATACTGTGTTGAACACATCCCCAGAAGATGCACCCTCGATAAACTCAGGCTTCTTCTTATTCAACTGTGGTGACAAGGCTTGCAGAACTCGCAAGAAAGGTATTTGCATCTCCGAGCTTTCGAAGACTGCACCGTCCCCTGCAAATTCTAGTATGTCGTCCATTACATCCGTTGATACAGATGTCTCTTTCTTCTTTGCTACAGCGTTTGCCATTATGCTTTCCTCCTGATTTGTGCTGCGTTAGCTATGAATGCCCCGAACATATCGAGGTCAATCGGTTTACCATCTGTCACACGTTCCTTAACAAACGCTTTTAGAGTAGATGGGTGTACATGAGTCTTGGTCTTCGGATCAAAACCCTTCTCTTGCAGGACACCAATTGCGTCCCCTGCCATATTGTCTTCGCCTTTGCCGAACGAACAAGTCACGTCGTTCTTGATAATGTCGTCCAAGCCATTGTCACGCAGCCAAGCGAATGCCTCATCCTTACGGTCTTTTGGGATAGATGCATGCACCATCATCTTTCTCTCGACAGTTAAACCATCGACATCCAGACGTTCAACGCCCATCTCATCCATAAGTGAGGGTATGTTTTCCACAGAGAGCTTGTGCTTCTCAGCTTTCAATGCTTTCATGTGGATCTCCGCATCCTCGATTTGCTTCTCGACGTTGCGAAGTGTGAGAACAAGATCACTGAGTTGCTTTCCTGTTCCCGAATCGACTTGAGCAAGTGCCTCGCTCTCATCGAAGTAGTCTTCAAATATATCAGTCATGATAAGTTTTTTCCTCTTCAGGGTTGAAATTTCGAACCAAACGGTCCATGTATTGGACTATATAGGGAGAACTAGATGGATTACAAGTACAAATTTAAAACAAAACCGTATAAACATCAAAAGACTGCTTTGGAGCTTGGTGGACAACGGAAGTCTTTTGGTTACTTCATGGAGATGGGGACAGGTAAATCAAAGGTCCTGATCGACAACATCGGCATGCTGCACATGCAGGGGGAGCTCGACTTTGCCCTGATCATTGCACCAAAAGGTGTGTATCGCAACTGGACCTCGAAAGAAATTCCAGAACATATGTCAGACGACGTACCTGTTCGTGTGATTCGGTGGGTCTCCGGGCCAAACAAAAAGCAGCAAGCAGAAATGCATTCGATCAAAGATAAGTTCGAGGGACTGACAGTGTTTGTTATGAACGTCGAAGCGTTTTCCTCGATCAAAGGTAAACAAGCCGGGGAGTGGTTGGGTCGTGCGTTTGGACATCGAGGTATGATTGCAATCGACGAATCAACGACCATCAAGAACCATCAAGCCAAACGCACCAAAGCTTTGACAAAGATTGCACAGGCATTCAAGTACAAAAGATTACTGACAGGGTCTCCCATTACAAAAAGTCCGCTTGACATTTTCTCTCAAGCAGAATTCCTACAAAAAGGACTGTTGAGATACGATTCTTTCTACGCATTCCAAGCTCGATACGCTGTGTTGCAACGCAGAACGATGGGCGCTCAGTCCTTTAATCAGGTTATGGGATTTAGAAACCTCGAAGAGCTAACAAGAATGATCGATGAGTTTTCGTATCGAGTCCTGAAAAAAGATTGTCTGGATCTACCAGATAAATCATACACGGTCAGATATGTATCGACCACCAAAGAACAACTCGAGATGTACGAAAGTCTCAGGCGTCACGCCATGGTGCTGTTCGAGGATGGAGAGATGACATCTGCCCCGGCTGTTATCACACAGCTACTACGGCTCCAACAAATTTTATCCGGGCATCTCAAGACGGACGAGGGTGAGATGGTTACCTTCCCATCGAAGCGCATGGACGCACTGGAAGAGATCCTCGAAGAACACGACGGTAAGGCTATCATCTGGTCTAGATTTAGATACGATATTCAACAGATTGTAGAAATGATTAACAAGAAGTTTGGCCCGGGCACGGCTGCTGCTTACTACGGTGACACCCCGGACGATGAACGGGTCAGAATCGTGCAAAACTTTCAGTCGCCCTCGAACCCTCGGTTCTTTGTTGGCAACCCGGCAACCGCAGGATACGGGCTGACATTGACGGAAGCTAATCTCGTGGTCTATTATGCTAATGACTTTAACCTCGAAACTCGGATGCAGTCTGAAGACCGGGCGCATAGGATTGGACAACACAACCCGGTGACCTATGTAGATCTGATGACCGAGGGGTCCATCGATGAGAAGATTGTCAACGCACTCCGGGCCAAGATCGACATCGGTGCAAAGGTACTAGGAGAAGAGGCACGTCAATGGCTGACTATGACCCCAAAGAAATAACCAAGCTGCTCGAAGAGCGATGCACTGGTTACGCATCTGAGAAAACAACAGCAAAAGAAATTGCAGAGTTAACCGGGCTAGACATCGATGTCGCCCGGGCATTCTCTCGAGGATGGTCGCGCATGTCCGCCATAGATATTCGAGGATATCGAAAGGGACCTGACTGGGTAAATAAAAAATTCTTGCCTGAAAATTAATCTGTGGTAGTCTATCACTACCTTAAACTGCTTGCATTTATATATAAATGCACCTCAATAAACTATAGGGCCGCAGTATTCCTGCGGCCCACTTTTATTTTAGACTCTCTATTTCTTTCAGCAAACGATCAACTTGCTTTTGAAGAGCCTTAATTTTTCTTGAGTTGTCTGGTTTTTTGATGACAGGTGGGGCAGATCTCGTAGTCGTATCCGCTCCACCCGATACCCCCCACTTTTTCCGGGCTGCGGCGTTCTCTTTCACCGCTGACTGTTCCATCAAACGCTTTAACAGATTCTCTCGGTCCACCACGTTTATCCTTCCTAACAAAAACTAATTGGTGACGCTTGGCAGTATCGTATACAGCTTGCGAAGAAACACCTAAATGTTTTGCTGTCTCCGCAAGCGTGTATCCTTCACTGGCACACTTCTTGTAATCTTTAACTGTGTACTTCCATTGCCTCATCTATTTCATTTTCCTCCATACCATAGGTGAACGCATGCAACGTGTACGCCCACAGAGTAAGCGAAACACGCTTCTGATTTTCCGTGGACTTTATATCAGCTTTTACAATTTTACCAGACTTGTGTAACCTCGATAGTTCATCTCGAATATCTGCGGCTACACCATAGCTACTCCCCAACTCGTCACAAATCTGACGTGTTGTTATGGGAATCCAGTCTCCATTGTCGTCACACCACCCATCGAGGACATCAATTATTTTTTCCTCGAGCGTTGGTTCCTTGTTGACTTGTATAATGTTTTCGGGCGTAGTCGCCTCCAGAGAACCTATGAATTTACAAGACACAGCTTTGAAATCTGTCTTGTCTCTATGATCTGGGTGGTTTGGCACAATGATTAGTTCTACTGTGTCACCCACTTCAGGCACATAACCCTCCCGATAATTCTTCGGACTGATAAAAACTTTGGTTCCGTCTTCGATGAGCCCGAACGCTGCGCCCGGACCCTCCATGTATTTAGAGTAGATTACACTTACTACTCCTGCCGTTACTTTTTGCATTAATCCATGCATGTTATATCAACTTTCCAATTGTTCTAAGTTCTTCAACGTATCGCTTGAGTTCACGCCTCGCGTGAAACAAACGCTGCGCGGCATCACTATCCGCGTCTCTTTTCAGTGACTCGTCAATCCATCGGTTTACCTCTCTCTTTAAAAAATCAACCTGACCCCGTTGGAACGGGGAAAGGTATTCAGGATTCTCGGACATTTGGATCCTCCACACTTGTCTCGAAAACACTGATGTTATCTCCATGACAAATAACGCATAGAGACTTGGTCAGTTGCTCCAAGGTTTCTACATCCATTGGAAACTCTGCGGCCTCCCATTCAAACTGGCAATCCTCGCAGTACAGATCCAATGTCTTCCTTCGACCTTGCGGCCCCACGCTTATGAGCTTAGGCATCCACTACCCTCCAAACATAACAGGGACTACCGATCTCATAAATGTGATCGACCTCGATCTTCCCTTCTTTGTGAAACTTCGACATGTAGTATCGAACCGTGGATATTTTAATCCCTGTTCGATCTGCCAGTTGAACAGACGTTCCTATGTCACGCCCCAGTTCATTGAGCAGTTTCTCTCCACGAGTTAGTGTACTTGACATTTTTCACCTCCTTGTACTTTTTCTAACCAATTTTCCTTCGATGCTTTGAGCATCAACCCCGCCGCCATTTGCATGTCTTTGCTTGTCCAATACTTCTGGGCAATATTCATGATAGTAGCCATGATCTCCGAGTCAGTCATGTCCTTCGGAAATAAAGACATCATGTTATCGAAGTATGCGGCCTTCTCGAACTTGTCATCAGGTAAATCAAAATTCTCTCGACACACCATAGACATGATCACGTTTTCCTTTGGAAGGATCGACAGATGTTTTTCCATCTCCTCCCATGTATCGAAGGTGATCCAATCTTTCTCAGTCACCTTGCCGTCTTCAGTCTTAAACCAAGATACTTGGTACAATTTACTTCTCCTTTTTTTCTATTTTGTTAAGCAGTGCTTCTGCTGTTTGTAATGAACCCAAAGCTTTTGGATCCATCGCTCTCATCATGCCCTCGAACAGATGCTTTGGCATGTCATCCTTGCATTCGATGTACATGTCCAACATCAACTCTTCGAGGTGCTGTCGCAAACCAACGAGCATCATCAGCTTGTTGGTTGGTGCGACATTACCTGAGTTAAGGTACTCTTCCGAGAATCTCAACACTGGTTCGAAAGGATAATCTTGATTGAGTACAAACTCCAAGATCTGTAGCTCCTTTCCAAAGGTCGTCATTGCATTGTCTCCTTCTCAACATCATCCTCGTCCACGTTCCACGCCAACTCAACCGTTATGTTATGGTAGTGGCAGTAGCCTATCGATGCATATGTTTTCTGAGGATCCTTCAAATGATCCCCGATCAACGCATGACAACCACTGGTGTCATCCATCACAAGTGACAGGAAGTATCCACTCTCACCATCGGACCACGAAACAATCCGACCTCCATCCGAAGAGGTAGTGAACTCTTCACCTATAGCACGAGTTAACCCTGATATTGCCCACACGAAATCACTTATCGTGTCAGGCATGTGATTGCTCACCATTTTATCACCATTCTTTTCGGTCTTCTTCATTTCTCCATCCTTCCCAATATGCCTCGATCTCATTTTCTGACATCTCTTTTTTAGGTACAACATCCGATCCTATGTTATCCAACCACATGTGTGGCTCTGGCTCCCGACCATAGTATCGGTCTGCGGCCCCACGGTCTGAGGCTCGATCCTCCCGATCCATCATCCAAGCTTTTACTTTACCCATTTTTTTCCTCCTTTAATCTGAGTTAAGATATGATTGCATTTCATAGTATGACCCATTCACTGGACCCCATTCGCATTCCTCGCAAACACGAATGATCTTAAATGTGTCAGGATCTTCTGACGCATAAAGGTGATCAACTTTATCACCGCAATAGTCACATGTACCCATCACCAATCCTCCTTAAATACCTTGCGGAATATCTCATCCAACATGTCTTCCATTTCACGATCCGTCATTTTGACACCTGCCAGTCCTCAAGAACCGTCGCCTGATGGCACTCAATGTACAACCCTTCAGGCTGATCGTCCTTAACAATGTCAGACAAAACCATCCAAGCATCCCAAGCCATCCTAGCAACACCATCGTAGTACCCAGTCTCTAGGTCCTTGACCAATTGCTGTAACTCACCAAACTCAGGGTCCTCTTCATCGTACTCATACCCATTGAGATACTCTCGGGCAGACTCGAGCGTCTGATCGATGTACCAAAGATTGGCAACGTGGGTGTTCTTGCAAACATAAGTGCTTACCTCACCGTCCAAAGTTTGACTCACTATTACTTGTACCTGCATGCTTCATCCTCCTCTATGACCTCATCGATGTGCGGTCTCCATGCCTTGTCTATTCCGTCAATAAACGTACCCATAAAGTCCATGCCCTCGTCCTCATATTGTGCACGGACCTTGACCCCCATGTTGTGCAGCTTCTTCCATATCGGAATAGGCGGACCCCATGCCGTCCAACATTTGAACGTGAACCAAGCCTCGTTCTCATGCCTGTCAAGATCATGGATCATCTCAACCTCGCACACATCCCACTTGGTGCCCCAAAAACCAAGACGCCAGTAATACCATGCAGGAGTCTTCGTTTCGAAACCATACTTCTCAGTCTCGTCCACATCAGGCAGTAAATATGTTTTAAGTGGCATCGGTGACACAACATCACAGAACCGACCGTTCTCCGACAGGCTGTGGTGTAAGTATTGGACCACGTCCCTCGGACCTCCAACCTCAACAGATTGATAACAATGATTTGGCATTACACCCCCCAATCTAAAAATTTTTCATCACCAGTAATCGGGCAGTCAAAGTGACCATCCGCACCAATGTCTTTCTTGTAATCTTCCTTTAGAATTCTGTAGAACTCCTTCTCGTTCTTCGCCTCAATCGTACCGAACATAGCGCCGTAGTCGCTATCAAAACAAAAATGATACTCTTCCATTATTCCCACTCCTCTACATTGAAATCTACGTCCTCGATGTAATCACCATCGTATTCCTTCCAGAACAAATCACCATCGTTCTCTCGAGCAAGACGCTCGGCCTCGACTTCATCAGTAGCCAACACCTCGGCTACTCGAGTGACCGTGTACATACGCGACACATTATAAAGTTTCTTATCCATTATACGTCCCCCAATTCATCATGTAACCTACTGATAATCGCGCCCAGTGCTGAACCCAAATGCTTGCGGTCACAATTCAAGACCACATCCTTAACGTCATAGGCACTCGGATCTCGATACTCAGTGTTGGCACTGCACGACTGAGGGTGGGGCTTGGCCTCCTCTTCAGCAATCATCCGATCAATCGTCTCTTGGTTTGATCCTGACGTATCGAGGTTCGGGTCTCGCAAACAATTGTGCAAGTTTAAGAACTCAAGCATCTCCGTCTTCGAAGTAGGAACATCGATCTCCCACCAGTCTTTACCAAAAGCTTTCTTCGCATCCGATTGGGTCCCTGCCCAACCACCTTTTTGATCATAATATAATCTCATAACTTCCCCCTAATCAGTAAAATGTAAATCAAAACGATAGTACGGCTCACAATAGCCCCACTTACAAAACGGCATCTGCAATGACACATGCACCGCCCACTCCCACGGCCCTGCCTCGAAAGCAACACACCAGAATTTACCATAACCTCGAGCCTCTGTTTGCTCGGGTGTGTAAATGCAAACCTCAATCTCAGGCTTCATGCCTACGTTCTTGGCCCACTTACACAATGCTTTATACAAACCTTTGGCAGCACCTGCCTTGGTCTTATACTTCTCGGGGTTCCAATCTATGACCATGGTCCCCTCTTCCATACAATCAATCGCTAACATTACACGTCCTCTCTTTGACTGTTCAGGTATCCCAATTCTTTTATAACGGTATCCTCACAGATGTTGGTGGCGGAGGTTACTCTTTCGATCCCCATTTTTTCCGCAGCTTCAGTCATCTCGAACAATGCGGACAGTGCATTCTGTAAAAATTCTTTCTTGTCCTTACGGCTGTATTCGCCTTGTTCATTTTTCTTAGCAATTGCACCGTTGCCGATGTAAATGCCTGTTACCCAATCTGGGGTTATTTGTGGTGTCTTTACCATTAGTAAACTACCCTCCCTAATAAATCGTTTAAACTAATATCGTACTTTTCTTCACATCGAGTTGCCGCAAAGTTGATCGCGCAATCGTACATCAGGTCGTAATACTTATCCTGACCATAAGCAGGTTTCGCGTCTTCTGCGTGAATTGCATGATCGACCAAGTACTCCAAACCTGCTTTGTCAGCGGCTGCTTGGATCTCGTTACACAAATCCATGTAATCTTCTTCGTATTTCATTTTTTAAATGCTCCTCTTGCGTTTTATATAGATGGGGACTTGTCAAAGGTTTGTCAAGTTGATTTGATAAAATAAATAAAAAAACTTTCTATATAATAC